AGTAACATCGCGCAAATAAGCTGGCGGCTGTGTGTAAGTAGCTGCTCCGGGGTGGATACTAGAAGCGTAGTGCAACAAGTTACTGTTGTATACCGTAGTACTAACAGTAGCAGACCCCATTATTAGCATAGGGTAAGTGTACTCATCGGGGGTGGAGTACTGGTCTATAAACCCTGCATATAAAAACTGGTAGGCTGATCCTGTTTTAGCGACCATACACACCCTGCGACCGGTCACGTAAAACCAGTAGTCCGTAGCCACATTTTGTAGCGGTACATAGGTGTCGCCGCTAACCCCAGGCTGGTTGTCTAAGGTTTCTAAGGGGTCAAACCCTGTCAACCCTTTCAACCGCCAGTTATAATACCCGGCCCCACTATCATAATACGTTTTAACGCCCCAAAATATTTCGTCAGTGGCCCCGCCATCCCCTTTAAAAATCATCTCAACTTGGTCGGGTGCACCGCCTGAAGTATCACGCGAGACCACCCAATTAGCACCTGCTGGCGCAGAGAGAATATAGTCCCTCAGCTTGTTCAACAAATCTTTATAGTCGGTGGCTGTGCCAGTTGTGTATGCCATATTTATATGCTCAAAATTGATTTAATGCGTGAGGCATTTGACTCGATAGCCGTAATAGTTTGCTCCTCCCCCGCCCCAGAGGCCATTACCGCTAGCATATCATTAGGATCAATAATAACGTTAACAATTGGAGCAGGAACAACTATAGCTTCCGAGCTGCCCGAACTGCTACCCGGCGCTGGGTTAAATAACTTAGCGGTATCTTTTCTACTGGTTACATTTACGGGCCCCTGTACTAACTCGGGTCCTAGCTCACCCACGATACCAAAATTGCCACGGGGGATATAACCGCCGTTATCAAATGCACCGCTAAAGTTCTGGGAAGTAATCCCGGAAATCGCTGCCGTACCTTCTAGAGTTGCCAACGCTATTGCCGGTATCATTGCAGGCCAACCTAGCTTTACACCTTCACTAATACCAGTATACATATTCATAGTGGCTGTAGCAATTCCGAAAGCTTGAGATGCTGCAAATAGCTTCTTATAAGCACTTGACTGTTCACCGCCAAAGGTTTTAGCTAACCCAGCCAGCCCGGAAAACATTGCCTGACCCTGCTGAAGTAGCATTGTGTTCCTAGCCAGCTCAAGTTGCGCCAATCTGGAGTTACGTTCTTCAGCTAGCTCCAGCTCCAGTTCGGTACGCTGCTCTTCAGTTAAGCCTACGTTCTCAAGTATCAGCTCACGCCTTGCATTATAGAATTCCTCAAGCGCTTCCATCTCCTCTTCATAGGTATCAGGTTGACCCAAAGAGCCAAGCGCATCTGTAGCGAACTCCTCATCCAGCCTAGCTTTCAGGTTTGCTTGCTGCTCAGAACCTTCAGCAGTGTTGTCAAGAATAATTGCTAGGCGGCGGGTATAGCTTTCCTGTATAACCTCCTCCTCAGTGCGCAGCGATTCAACTAACCCGTCAAAGCTTTTTTCGCGTGCAGCTTGTGCTCTAAGTGCAGCCTTATCCGGCGCGTCGTCACCCTCACCTTTCTCCGTAGCAAGGCTGAACCGTTCTAATCTGTCCCCGGTTTGCGTTGACTTATTTTCTTTCGCTTTGGCGTGTGCTTTTCCTAATTCTTCAGCCGCTTTTATTTGCGCATCAAAAGAGCTCAATGCTGCCCGCCGCTCATCAAATATATCCTGCAAACTCCCTTTGCGTAACCTTGCATTCGCTGTGATTCGTTGTTCAACTCTCGCGTCAACGTTGGTAGCAAGCTGGTCGGAAGCTCTATCCACAGCCTCTAGCGCGCCACCTAAATCAAAATCACCTTCGTCAAACGGGTTAAGAGCGGCAGCAATGCCTTCAGCAAAAACACCAGCCTTATCAACTATCCGGTTGAACTCAATAGCTAGGAGCTCACCATAGGCTTCCCCGTGGATTGAACCGTACTGCGTGAAGGCAGCAAACTCGACCGCCATTGCCTGCACCATTGCACGCACGTTCTCGGGCAAGTCTTGCAGCGCATTAGTAATAAAGTCTATCGTTTCTGTAGTTGCTGCACCTATACCGCCAGCAGCGTCACCGCCAAATGCGTCTTCCCACAGGTCTACAATAGCATTAATCGCACGCTCAGCATCCTCACCGAACCCGGTGAACTTACCCGCTATCGCGTCTAAATACCCTTCAAGCTCCCCGGATGATAAAAGGTCGTTAAGGTCACCAATAATATCAATGGCAACCCTAACACCGTCCTCAATAACGTCACCGACACCTTGATTGCTAAGGTTTAACCACAGTTTATTCCATTCGTCACCCAAGTTAGAAATCGCACCGTCCAAGGTGTCCATTCTATTTGCCATTGCTCCGGCAAAGTTATTTTCACCCAGGGCCAGCAGGTAGCCTTCAATTTCCTCAGCGTTCTTCTTGACGGTTGTGGTTACACCACGGAACGTGAAGGATACATTGTCACCTTCACTTTTCGACTTGATACCGAATTCTTTTAAACGCTCGAATTCCCCGGTAGCTGCGTCAGCGACTGCTTCAATTAGCTGGTTGAGGTCTTTACCCATAGCGGACGCAGTGTCGCCATAGGAGGTGAGTGCGCGTTCAGAGGGTGTTAAGCCCAGGTTGACAAGTTTGGTGAAGCCTTCGGTAACTTGCTGGAGGTCGTAAGGGGTATTGGCTGCGAAGTCTTGTATAGCTTCAAATGCCACTGCGGCGTTTTCGCTATTGCCTGTCGCTGTAATGAGCTGTGCGTTAAGAACGTCAAATTGACGAGTAACACTAACGAGCTTCGTTAGTCCCGCTACAGCGCCCGCAGCAAGCGCCACAGGGCCTGCCAAGCGCTTGAAGCTACTGGTAAGACCGTCCGTAGCTCGCTCGGTTTTTCCACCTTGTCGCTCAAGCCTTTTGAGTCGCTTGTTAGCAACGCCTACTTCGAGGGATTGAACACGGATCTGAAGCTTCGCTAAATCTTCCATTCTAACCCCCTGCAAATTCTATTCAGTGTTCTTATTAAATCCACTTCCCAAACTAAAATATCCGGGTACACTAAATCCGACCAGCTTTTGAGCTCGGTGTAGGACAGCTCGTTGCCTGTTTGCAGCTCTAAAAAGTAACTCCAAATATCCTAACCTTTGAGCCTGGTGGATATACGTTTAACCTTTGTTCTGCGTAGACCCATTCGCAGAGCTGTTGGACTTTTTTGCAAAGAAGGCCGCTCGCTTCGCAGCAAAGCGGTTCACCGCGTCTGCAATTTGCGGGGCCTCTCTAAGGAAGTTAATTTTATTTTCAGCAGTACATTCCTGAGGGAATGACCAGCTTATAACAAGCGCCGCAATACACGTCAATTCTACTTCAGCAATCGCGCTCACACGTTCATCTTCATCGTCAATTTGTGCAAGCTCAATCGCTTTGCGCTTTGCCTTAGTTTCCGCAGACCTAAACGCATCTGAGTCCACACCACCCACTAGAAACGAATGTTCGCTCTTAGTTCCGTCCGGGTGGTATAGGGGCAGCGTGACCCCTTCGTTGGCTGTTTCGCGCGTGTAAAATTCTTTCATGTCCATCCTATTAAGCTGGTGTTCGTTCAATAATAACGTTGCTGCCTGCTGTCGTATCAAGTAAAGCCTGAAACGGCATAGCCAACGTGATAGGGCCTTCGCCCGTTACATCAGGCTGACCGCCTGTGTACTTGAAACGGGGGACGCGATAGCGCTGCAAATTACCATCCGCATCAGGAAGCGCAAATACTAAGCTCGACTCTTCCTCGTTTATGAATTTTTCAACTAAGGTTGAATCTTCAAAATACGCGGTGACCTGCCCTGTCAAGTTTGAGCGCTTAACAGTAGGGTCAATTGAATTCTTATTACCAACAACGAAACGAGGTTCAATGCCGTTATCAAGGTTCAAGGTCATTTCAGTTACTACCGCAACCGTCACACCGCCCTCTTCAAGCGCCCCTGTAAAGGAATCCAGAGGGGTTGTGGTGGAAGCTGCTGGATACGTTGGCGTACCTAAAGCGGCCAAGTCCTCAGCTAGCTCCAAGCTCTGTCCAAAGACGGTAAAGGCACCCGTGACCATAGCATTGGCCGCAATGGTTAGCTGAAGGCTGCTGATTTCGTTACCGCGATAGATATAATAGGGCTTGTCCGCTGGTGCAATATCCGCAAAGTGGCGGATGAAGCTGAACGAGCTTCGTGTCACTGCGGCAGCAATGGATTCGGATGCGAGCACTAGCTCATCACCGCCACCCGCCTCGATACCATGCGTTCCACCAGCACTAGGAGTAGAGGTAATAGTGAGGGCGTCAACCGCTGTTACAATAGAACCGCCGTTATAGCCTAGGACTGTAAATCCACTGGCAGTAATAAACTGTCCAACCAGAAAACCGTCGGTTAGGAAGCTGCCTGCGCCGCGCGCATAGCCTGTAGCGGTTGCGTCAATAGTAGTGGTGCCCGTTGTAGCGGGGGATGCCCAATCAGCTGACAGGAGCACTGCCTGCAGGAACTGGTCGAAGGAGCCGTAGCTCAATTCGAAGTTAATGTCCCCGCCAATTTGGTTTGAACCCAAGCGGAAATCAGCAATCTGGCGGTCTGAGCGTATTTCCTCAGACTGCAAACTGTCTTTTGAAAGGCCTAATGTGGTTCCGGTAATACGGATCAAATCAAGCGCGGGACTAGCGGGGGTGAGACCATACGTTGCTTCTTTAACACCGTAGAGCGTGTGGCGGCTACCATCTGACATATTATTCTCCTATTAAGTGCGAGTCGTTCTTGCGTAATAATTAACGGTTAAACTAAGACGATAGTAGCCACCTACATATCGAGCTGGGCCAACAGTGCTTGATAGGACTTTGACCGTTTGTGCATTATACAACAATGATTTTCCTGCTGTAAAGAACGCAGCAAATTCATCTACTTTTTCTAAAACTATTCCACTCCCCTTGTTCTCTGGGTAGTTAACATCAATCTGTAAAAATCCAGGGTGGTTGTCTTCGCCCTCATCCCCTAGCGTCGCCGGACTGCTTACCCCGCGCACGTTGCCCAACTGTAACCACAACCCGTCGGGTTTGTTTTCCAGCACGTCATTCGGGTGGCCCGTGGGCGTCACGTTGTCCACGGATAGCGCTGCGGCAATAAGCGCCTTTTCAATGTCTGTATAATTAGCGGGCATTTCTAGCCTTCTTGGTATTTGCCTTCACTATAGCATCCCAGCGCGCAGTATTGACGCGCACCATACCTTCTGGGGCTTTTCCAGAGTGCCCGTCAAACTCGATGGGTACAGCATAGGGCAGGTTATTAGTGAGAAAGAAGTCTCGCGTCTCATCCCCTGTACTTAGCACGCTTTCAATTTTTGCAACTGTCACTCCGCCTGCCGCATCGCTAGCCTCACTCACTTGGGAACTGGGCTTTCCAATGTCTGCAAACCAGTTCCCCCGCAACACACCCTTATCCACAGGCGTCTCTAGCACAATTGAGGAGAACAAGTCCAACGCGGATTCACGCTTGACAAAGCGATGAGCTTTATTAACCTTCTTTTGGAACTTCTTAAGATCCGAAGTAAAGCTCATCTCGTCACGTCCAGCATGTAAACAACCGTGATTTCAGCGGGTTTAATGGGAACCACTTTTGACAAGGGGAACCACTGACCGTCAACTAAAACCTCCTCACCTGCCTCGGGGGCAGCACCAGCACTGAGGATTAAAGCTTTCTTGCCTACCCAGCCAGCACCCATCTCACTATTCGGAACCATTGCGCTGAAGGTGTTTACGTCCTTTTGATCTGCAACCAACCCCACAACGATTCGCGAGGCAGCGGGTAGGGTTTCCAGCGTGTTCGGGTTGTACGTCCCATGACCCCGCACACTATACCCAGTCCCCAGCTCTTCCAGAACGGTATTCACTTCCGCTTGTATTTCTAGGTAGAATGAGTCGGAAGCTGCCATATTAGTTTCTCATTACTCCGCCGCGGGGCTGTGTGTACTGCTTCGCAAGCCTATCAGCATGAGGGAATTCCAACCATGCTGGCGCCACGTAATTCGCGTTATATCGCTTTTCTGTGGTAATGGGCCCAACTACAGTTTTCTTTCCCACTAAAGAGGACGCTTCGTTATTCTTTGGGGTGACGTATAACACGCCCTCCAGATATTTCAATGCGTAAATGTTTACCGCTTCTTTCCACGGGGATGGGACGCCGCCTACCTGATTGCCGTAACGGTCACTCAGGTAGGCTCTGGGAAACTCTAGGCCTTGCGTACCAACGAGGGGTCGTGACTTTGCACGTATGCCCCATCTCAAGTCTGCATAGCTGCTCCCCTCCACTAGCGCGGCAGAAACGAGTTCTGCGTCATAGTTGTCGGTGT